ACAGCAGCTAAAGATATTTTGTCTAGTATATCGCAACTTGCAGGTCAAGGAACTAAAGTTGGTAAGGCAGCAGCAGTAGCACAAATTTTAATAGATACAGCTTCAGGTATATCAAGTGCAATAGCGGGGGCATCAGCAGCGGGGGCAGCAACTGGTCCAGCAGCACCTATTACAACACCTTTACTAATTGCACAATTAGTAGGTCAAGTTTTAGCAGGAATAGGTCAAGCAAAAGCAGTATTAGGAAAAGTAAAAGATGGTGGAGGAGGAGGTGAATTAAGTGGCATTGATAGTGTAGCACCTTCTACAGGTGGCACAGTTAGTGTGCCTGATGTAGAGCCTGAAGAAGATAGTCCAACAGGATTAGGTCCTCTTGTTCCTAACATTGAAGCAATTACTACAGCAACACAACCTATTCAGGCTTTTGTTGTAGAAAATGATATTAGTAGTTCACAAGCACTACAAGAAGAATTAGAATTACAAGCTACGTTGTAAACAAAATTAAGAACTTTATATTTATAGATGTTATGGCAAAAAAGAAAAAACTCATAGAACTAATTATAGACGAAACAGCAGACATGTTTGGCGTTGATGCAATCAGCGTTGTTAAGTTTCCTGCAATCGAAGAAAATTTTGTTTTCTTTAATAATGATTTTTTATCACTTGCAAAAGTAGATGAAGAAAAAAAACAGCTAGTAGGTGCAATCCTTATTCCTGACAAAAAAATACCTAGACTAGACAAAGAAACAAATGAAGAATATGATGTGTTCTTTACAAAGGAAACTATTAAACAAGCACAGAAGCTATTTATGAATAGTTTAAATAACAATAATCATACCTTTGAACATAAAGAGCCAATACAAGGATTAACTGTTGTAGAATCGTGGATTAAGGAAGATAAGAAATATGACAAGTCTAATATGTATGGCTTTAACAACTTACCTATTGGTACGTGGTTTGTACAAGTATCAGCAGAAAATAATCCTGAAATTTGGGAAGCAATTAAAAATAAAGAAGTTAGAGGATTTAGTATTGAGGGATATTTTACAGATAAGCTAATTGAAGCATCTAAAGAAGTAGATATATTAGATGAAGTATGCGAAGAATGTCCGGATGAAGTAATGATGGGTAAAATTAAAAATCTAATCTTAGACAATGAATTAAATCCTGTTGGTGCTTTAGATGGTGAGCCATTATTTAGAACTAAAGAAGAAGCTGAAATCTATGCAGAGATGTTTAAAGGTTGTTCAGGTTCACATCCTCATACTGTTGATGGTGTTAAGTTATACATGCCTTGTGCTGACCATTCTTCTGCTACAATGAAAGAAGAATTATATACTAAAACAGGCAAAAAGAAAAGAAAGAAAAAATACAAGATGCTGGAATATGTTGCTTATGCTAAAAGAAAAGCTATGTTAAAGTATTCTTGGGATGAATGTATGCGAGACCAAATCAAGCAATATGGTAATAAAGAAACGGCTGCTAAAGTCTGTGCAGCTATTAAAAATAAGACAGTAAAATACTAAAGAAGTAAACAGTTTTAATCCTTTTATATTTATTAATGTTATGGGAACTATAGAAAAAATTTTAAATCTCTTAAAAATGAAAAATGAACCAAAATCTTATAGCGTAAAATTCTACGCTGAAATGAAATTAGATGATGGTCGTATTATTGCTACAGAAGATGAGCAATTTATGATTGGGTCTAAAGTGTTTGCTATTGGTGATGATGGCGAAGCAGAAGCATTATCTGCGGGGTCTTACACAATGGAAAACGGAAATAAAATGACAATCGGTGATTCATCTGAAATCCTAGACTTAGGAGAAGAAAAAGAAGCTGAAGATGTTGAAGCATCTGAAGAAGAACTTTCTGAAGAAGTAGCTGAGGAATCTAAAGAAGAAGAATTAGCTGAAGAAGCTGACGTAGCTGATTGGAAAGGAATGGAAATAAGAATTAAAAATTTAGAAGATGCAGTTGCTGATTTAA